TAACATTTCAGCTCTCGAATTTTAACAAATGCACCGGAATTTCGGCTTGACCCCAAAGTTTGGCATAGACATCAGTTTCCAGAAGGACAAGGACGGCAGGGTGAGAGGTTACAGTGTAATCGACCATGCCGAAAAGATTGCCTTCGACGGCAGCAAGGTGATGAAACTGTCGGAGCTTATTGATTTCGCCATCAAGCCACAGAGGAAACCATCGCCGCTTGACGTGTACCGCGGCCTGTTCACTGTCGAGGTGGGCAAAGACAGCATAGGGAACTATATGCTCATCAATGTCAAAGACGGCTCGACGTACAGCAAGCCAATCTCACCGAGGCAGTACGCATGGTATAACGGCGTGAAAGACGACGAGCGCGAAGATGTAGGCCTGACAATAGCGGCCACGATGTTCTCCGAGGAGATACTGACCGAATATCTCATGCGCTATCCTATACACAACCATCAAGAGAGGATAAAGAGTATGGCAGTTGTCAAACATAGAAACGGCAACTATTGCCTCCGCGCTGCCTTGACTGACGGCTATATGCCTTTGATAGAATTAACTTCGGAGGAGGAAGCCAAGTTCCGCTCTCTACATGCCGATGAACAAGCAAGACAAGACTTCCTGATGTCAATAGCCATGCTGCATCTTACTCGAAAGGATGCCGAGGCGGTTAAAGACAGGATAAAACAGAATACCCAGTCCAAAGCCGGAGTCCGTATTCTCCCTTCCCGTCCACAGGACTACTCCCCGGAAATCTCGCAAGTGTTCACATTCAATCTTGCCAACGCACTATCTTCCCTCAATGTCAGTTCCGGCTCATCCGGCTACAAGCGCGAGCACGAAGTCGGCAACCGCACCCGCTACGATGACATCGACAACCGTCAGTCCGGCACCCGACTTACAATGTAAGAATGAAGTAGTGACTATCTCAGCGCACCACGCCGATAGTCACTATTATTTTGCAGAGAATTTAATGTAGAATTTAATTGGGTTTAGAATTAAACGCTACTTTTTAATACAGTTTAATCAAGCCGATTTATCGTGGTTTATAGCGATTTAGATAGTGACTATTATAGTGACTACGCCCTGTAGTGGCTAAAAGAAAAATCGCCAACCCTGTAAGAATCAGCGATTTAATCTTTACTTGGGTGGTGCCACCAGGCAACCACGTTTAATTCTCTTATCTTGTTGATATACAGAATCGTATAGAAAGTGAGATACGTTGGATGTACACTTTCAGTACATCGTTCCGATTGCAACCTCAGTTTATCTGACTGCAAAGGTATAACATATTTCCGAACCCACAAAATATTTTCAATGTGTTTTTAATGAGCACATTACACAAATAATATGAGAAAATTCAACCTAACAGGAAATTTTCAGAGAGTGTACTGTACATGACAATATACATATCTGTCGTTTATTCAGAGAATTATACCAAATTTATATACCACTTGAAACTTATATACCACCGAAACTGGTGGTATAATAAAAACGAATCCCAACCGTGATGGTTGGGATTCGCACCTTGTCGGGGTTGTTCCGGGCGGTCGCACTATATCTGCCACGGATTTTTGTATGGGTCATAGTCGCGCTGGAATGTAGCCATCGCAATCTCACTGACCGGTTTCTTCTCCTCGTCCAGTTTTCGTTGAATCTGAGGATTGATTTTGCATCGGTTGGCATCATGTAGCCACTGCATTGTTGCCTCATAGTCCGTTATACGGGCCGTGCTGACGTTGTTCGGCGATATGAGCTTGTGTAGTTCGTACAACGCAATCTTAATCATGTGTTTCTTGATATTGGGATTGCGAGGGTCGTGATAACGGAAGTTATACCCTTCTTTAAGCGTGTCAGCAGTCGGCAGCATGGTAGGAATCCAAACCTTGCTGTCAAATACCACATACTCGGTGTCCTTGAACTCGTAAGCATATTCCGGGTCATATTCTCCGATGAGTCCCCAGTTGTCGGATTCCATCGGGTTTACTGTCAGGTCAATCTCATCCGCATTGAGAAGCGCGAAGAACTGGCTGTCCCATTCGACGACAGCCCACAGTTCATACTCCACGTTGGGCTCCCAGGGAGAAGTCTGAACCTGTTCCCATGCGTTAATGCCGGGTATGCGAATGTCTGCATAATCAAATCCATTGTGTTCCAAACACTCGTAAACCGAACCTGAGAAATACACAAGGTCGCCGGGGTGATAGTTGAGGAGCTGGGAGTAGGCCATAATTGTTTCTCGGTCTATCTTGTCCACATCCTCACACTCGCGCCAATACTCTACTGTGGCCGGCGCCTTGATGCCGTTAATGGAGCGCATGGCCTCTACAATCTTACCCTCATGGTAAAAATGCACGCCGACTGGGTAAGTGATACGGGGGTTGTATTCCCTCAGATTCTTGCCCACCTCCAACGCTTTCTCCACTTCATAGTTATCGGTAAGGTATTCCACGATGGAGGCTTCTGCGGCTTCCTCTGCCTGGTTTACACGAATCTGCTGACCTCGGATAAGTTGATTGAACAGTTCGTCCGAAATCTGGCTCATGTAATCTTCGTTATTGAGAAATCTCTGATACATAATCAATACGTTTAATATTCAAAGGAACCGTAGATTGGCGTGCCGGTGAAAGTGACAATTCCTGAACTTCCTGTGGCGTTGAACTTCTTCCAGGGTTCATTTAAGAATAGTACCAAGAGGTAGTCAAGGGTGTCAGAAAAGTGGCCGTATTTCTCCACTTTGATACCGAGCTTGGCATCCATGACTTTTGCCTTGGATTTTGAGCCATCCATCTCTTTGCGTTGGTTAATCAAGTCCTCTATCAACTTGCGACATTTAAGGTCAATCTGAATAGTCCAACCGTCATAACCTTCAAAAATATTGTTGACAAATTCCAAACGGGTGATTTGAGATGGTTGCTTGCTGAGAAGTTTCTTTCTTGGCCGGAGTTGTGGGTTTTTAAGAACCGAAAGCAGGATGGTGTAGTTATTAACGCCATCTTCGGTAGTTGTGGTTCTGGACAATCCGGCAGGGTCGCCGGTAACAACCACACCACCGGTATGTCCCATCCCCAGCAACAGTCTTTTTATCTTTTCAGCAAATTTAGGGGTATTGTTCTCTTTATTTTCCGGTTTCCCAAGAACCTCCTCCAATATATATACAATCTTGTTCTCATAATCAATCTGAGCCATCAAGCAACTCATATATGGAGCCACGTTGAAGTCAAAACTGAGAACCAACGACTTCAGTGGGTCATACTTGGAATCTTTCAAACCATCGACGAGATGCTTGGCTCCGTCAAATTTCCAATAGCAAGCAGCGTCATTTATGTCCACATACAACCAGTTACCAAAAAGAAGGCGTTCACGTACACTGGGGTCTGAAATCTTGTACAGCGCCGATACATAAGCGTTCACGAAGTTCTTGTCAGGATTGTCATAAACGCTGAAAGGTATATACATCTCATTTGGGCGGCATACAACAGGCTCTAAGTTCTCGTCAAGAACAAAACGGTCACGCACCCACCCTAAGCACGGGTTGGTGGACATGAAAAGTTTGGGAACCCTTGTCGTTTCTGCTACTTTCCAACGAAGACGAGAGAATAGGACATCGACACCCCGTTGATCCACTTCACCTACCTCGTCTATAAACCCACCAGAAAACTCACTGGAACCAAAGCGAAGATAGTCAGGGTCACTGGGGCTGTAGGCCATTTCTTTCATAATGATTTTGGAGCCGTTCCAAAATATCATTTCTCCTGAAAGGTTGTTTATTTTGAAGTGCACCTGCTCTTCAAGTCCCCAAGATTTAGCTACACTCTGAATGGTGTTCCATGTTGATTCACGTAGGCTTTTAAGCGTTTTACGGGCAACGACCATGCGCATATCCGGCCATCTCAGACAACTGGAAATGAGCCAGCAACTTCCAAGATACGATTTACCTCCACCGGCGGCACCTCCACCAAGAATTATCTGAGGGATATTGTCATTTCCGCAGTGCTCGCAAACTGAAGTGTAAGTCGGGTTGCCATTACGGTCCACGCCATTCTGCACCTGTACGACATTACCGCCGCACAAAGGACACTCCGGCTGAAGGTTCTTCCAGACTTCATACTGTCTTGCCGAAGGAGCAAAATCAATCTTCAGATTGCTGGGTGCTTTCAGTCCTGGAATCATTTTTCTGGTAGATGAAAGGTGACACTAATTCATTGTATTTCTTCTGGTCTATATAGAAACGGCGTTTGTGGATTCCATCATTCCAAACAGTGAGATAACCGGCCTGTACCAGTTCCATCAAAAGATTACGACATGTGCCATAATTGCATTGGCCGTATTTCTCTGCGATTTTATAATAGGTGTCATTGGTCCATAGTTTGTATTGGTTTCTGAACCAAATCAGGAACCCGATAGCTTTTCCACGGGTTTTGTTGTCAATTTCTTTCTTCATAAACAATTATCATTTATAAAGAATAGGCATAGACAATCTTCAAGGAGTTAAAAATTATCGTTTATAAATGGAGCGCACCTGATTCTCATCAGATGCGCTCCGAGGTGTTATGGATATAAAGGAATCAAGAAAAATTATGCAGTAGCCTGAGCAGCCGCGTAGATTTTTTCTACGGTGTCCCAAAGATAGTCTGGGGCTGGAGTGTCGGAGAGTTTTTCACATGCACTCTTCAAGTAAGCCAACTCTTGTTCCGTGAAATCCACCACATGAGGGTTTTCACGATCTGCGTTGATGTCCCATGTGGTACGCTTGTTTTCGGCGTCCTCTTTGATGTTATACTTTTCAACATCTTCTTTGTTGATGCCAACCTTCTTGATGATAGAGCGCTTCAGATTGTAGTCCATGAAGGAGTTCTCTGCCGGAAGAATAGAAGGGATGGCGATTCTGTCAATAATATGCAATTCCATATCTTATATATATTAAAGTGATTTTACATAATTGTCAACGCCTTTTACGTGAAGATCCACGATAGCGTTATGACCTTCTGCCGACAGGAGGAAATCGACATCAGTCTTGTTGTCCTGAAACATCGATTCTGTAAGTACCGCTGCACATTTTGTACCGGTCAGAACTGCGAATCTTGCCTCGTAATCAGGGTCGCCATCACTCCAGTCTGCACGAATGGGAACTTGGCGTTTATCGTATGCCCCCTGTGCTTTAAGCGTCGAGAAACGCTGGATATAGGGCTTGAGTGAATCTTGTGCAGCGTTCCAGATAGATGTTGCCAGTATATCGGATTTGGTTTGTCCAGGTGAAGTGTAGATACACCATCCACCGGCAGTTTTCCATTTGCCATCGGAACCGGCTGCGTTGCAATGTACTGAAATCATAATCACATTATCTTTGCCATATTGGTTACAAATGGCATTAACACGCCTACATCTTTCAGTCAATGACACGTCGGTATCTTCAGGTACCAGAATACGAGCATCATACCCCATAGCTTTGCGCTTGGCTACAATATCACGCACAAGTTCTCGTGCTTTCCTATATTCACGCAAACTCTGATCTGGGGAACACTTGCCAAGAGTATCAACCCCATGTCCATTATCATACAGCTCGATAATTTTTTTCATGTGCTTGAAATTCGTTTATTAAGAATAGCCTTTAAGAATTACGTTTGGGTGAGATTTACCAAGAAAAAAGATTATAGCTTACTCCAAGCCCAATATAAGGTTCGATTTTGCTGGGCGTAACTCCTATGCCGACTTGCACACCCAACCCCCAACGCTTCTGTCTATATCTGATCTCTGTATTGGTAATAGTATTCGTGATAGTCATTACCGGTTGAAATACCCTAATGCTATCTAAAGCCGGCTCATATCCGCTTACCCAAGCCTCATAAGTGGAATCGCTATAATGTTTTTGGGTAATTGGCAAAACGACAGATACACTGTCAGAAGAAAGCGTGTCAGCATGAGGTGCTTTGATGGTGTCGTACACTGGTACCTTAACAGTTTTGTATCGAATTACAAGACTGTCTCTTGGTACAGGTACCTCAATGAACACCCGTATAGTGTCATACTTGACATAAGTTTCTGACTTTGAGTCTGTTACTGTATGGTCTTTTGAGCAACCATGATAAAACAAAGCGGTGCCCAAAACTACCGCCAAGGTAGTTAGGCAACCGCTCAAAAACGAGTTAATCTTCATATACCTATCGAATTATAGGGGATGTACCATTCTCGCTCCCCAAGATACTGACCAGAAAGATCCACCCAGCATCCACGGATATTGCCGGAAATATCGTTCACCTCAACAATTGTCGCAGTCAATCCTACAAGAGGCTCCAGTTTCATCTCTGTCAAAGCACAAGATGGAAGAATAATGATTTTATCCCCAGGTTTCATACTAATAACTGATTATCTAATTTCAGGCAAAAGATACTGGATGTTCTTGGCCGCTTCGTGCATTATCTCTCGTGCCTCTTCTTCTGGCACATCAATTGGGTGTGTAAATTCACAGAAGATACTTCCAATCCAATCATAACGGTTATCATTGAGACGTTTGATAATCGCTGCTTGGCAACCGTAGCTGGAGAGAATAGACTGAGCGCATTTATCATTTATTTGCTTGTCTATATCTGTGACATATATGAACAAGTTTTTCACCAGGTCGCTACTGAATTTTGCAACCTCAGATATGTGTAAGTCCTGAACATGAGGCTTCATTGGCTCAATACCTTTTCTCTTGACCTCATAATATATTGATAACAGACTTTCGTTTCCGAGAGGATGCGGCTGGACGATGTACACTCTGTCGGCGTTCAGTTCGTGAAGCACGGTCCACAATTCACCAAAAACGATTGATGAATTGTCGGCACGTCTATGGCTTCTTTCTTCTTCGTCTTTCTTGAACTTCTCAATCTTCAAGTCCGTCAGTTTGTTTTTACTGTACTGATTATAAGCAAACCATGCCGCGAGAATTGTGCCTATTGCGCTAATAATTGAAGGTATGTATTCTACCATAGTTATTGTTGTTTTGTTTCAGATTGCTCTGGCATGATTACGTTGAAAGTGATACCACCTTCTCCAGCGCCATCGATATTGATTTTACTAACATGAGCTTCTTTGACAGGGTACAAATCCATCAATGCTTTGGAAGCATTGACCGCTACGCTACGAAGGGCGGCTGGGGATTGCAATGTGCCTTTTCGGTCTCTATATTCTGCACTTGCACATTCTTTGATGATACTTACAAGGTTCTCACGTAAAAATGTTTTCATATATTTAGCCTCTTCATACGGAAGCTCGTCAAGAGACTTCAAGTATTCTTGAATCTCAGGACGAGCTAACATACGAATGGCAAGACCTTTTGCACGATGCGTTCTATCTCCAAATACTTCCTGATAGCACTTTGCCGCATTACCACCATAAGGCGCTTCTCCATTTGCATAGAGGTCACAGAAAAGTATCTCTTGGTCTGTAAGGGTATTTTTATTTTCCATGTTTACGCTAATTCGTTAATGCTGAGCTATCGTTGCGATAACCCATACTCATTAACGAATAGTCGTTTTCTACTCTGCCGGTTTATTCCCTTCCAGCAATTTTTCCATGATGGTGTCTCTGAACAACTGCGAGATACCGCTACAAGCTGCTTCAACATCTTCTATAGACTTCAAATACTGCATATTGAAGTTAATCTGAAGGTCATAACCGGAGATATGAACAAGTACTTGTTTGGTATCTGCATTTATGACTTCACGAACAATGCGGTCGGAATTAACTTTGAACTGTACTACGGGTTCATCAATGTGGGAATATGTCCCTTCTTGTTTCTGTTCTGACATAGTTTATTATATTTACCTGTTGGCGGAATTAATTTAGTGCATACTTAATTCTGCCAATGGGCTTGTCGTTAATGAAGTTTACGTATTGCAGAATGGTAAGTGCACTAATTTTGCCAATGATCCTGGCAAACAAACCATTCGTTATTTTCGCATAGTTCCTGATGACCAAGAACTGGTCTGTAAGTTGTGAGAATATTGTCTCAATCCTCTTTCTTGCCTTTGCAAACGGAATGAATGTCGGTTTCCAATCCTTTTGGTTGAGCCGATACGGACACTCCAGTCTTATGTGTGCGGTTTCGAACAAGTCAAGCTGTACGTCAGCTCCAATATACCCTTTGTCACCATAGATGCTACAGTCGTGATAAGTATGTTTTACATCCTTCATATAATGGAGGTCCGCCACACTTGCCTTTGACAGATCATAGGAATGGATAACTCCACTTAACCCACAGAGAGCGTGTAACTTATAACCAAAATAATACGTGTTCTGCGAAGCACAGAAGCCGAAGTCGGGAGCTTGCGAGAAATTGCCGGTACGTCCCATCTTGCAACGTTTTCCTCTTGCAACCCTACAGACCTCTATCGGCTTGGAGTCAACAAAGAATTGTTCCTCTCCGCCATCCATTTCCATGGCAATCCGCTTGCGCAGTTCCTCACACAGGCCTGCCGTTTTCTTCCTGCGGTCATTGAACTGTCTCCTTGATATGAGATTAGGAATGTTGTCCTTGTACTCTTGCAATTTATAGTCGAACAACCACTTCTCACTATCAATGCTCTCGGTCTCTGCCGTCAAGGATAGCGCCACCACTTCCAAATCCGAAAACTTGGGAACAGGACCACGACGTGGAACATTACCCGATTCATTGACGAGATTTTCAGAGAATTGCTTGCATATCTCGAGTATTTTGACGAATTTTGTATAAAGGTTGTACATACGATGGTTTGGACTTAATGTTTTGAACACCACTAAGTTACTAAAAATCAGCGATATGTGCAACTTTTTACTCATATTTATCAACTTAAATTAATTCCGCCAACGGGTT